ACGATTTAACACCAAAAAAACATGATTTTGTGACTCAAAACGAACTTCATGAGAAAATTCGCAACGATGATGACTATGATGATTGGGAATATGGAGCAGAACCGTTATATGAGTCAAAAAACTATAATAAATAAGATAGATTTAGAGCATTAAATGCCTTTAGAAAGGGTAAGACGAGGTTTTAAAGATATTAGTATGTCTTTTCAGGTTAATCCTTTGACATATGACTTAATTGCGCTCACAAATGAGAATGCAATTGCTCGATCAATTCGTAACCTTGTAATTACAGATAAAGGTGAGAGATTTTTTAATAATAATTTAGGTTCAAGAGTAAGTTCTTTACTATTCGAATCTCTTGATGATATTACTGCATCATCAGTAAAAGATGAAATTGAAAATACAATTAATAATTATGAACCAAGAGTAGAATTGATATCAGTTACTGCAATTCCAGATTATGATAGCAATGAACTTAGTATTATAATTAAATATTTTATTGTTGGGATTGATGCACAACCACAACAATTATCATTCGCATTACAACCAACACGATAATGCCATTAGTAAATTTTGCAAATTTAGATTTCGATCAAATAAAAACTTCAATTAAGGATTATCTTAGATCCAATTCAAATTTCACTGACTATGATTTTGAAGGATCTAATTTATCAGTTATTATTGATGTACTTGCGTATAATACTTACATTACATCATATAATGCCAATATGATATCTAATGAAGTTTTTATTGATAGTGCAACTCTCAGAGAAAATGTAGTTTCTCTTGCAAGAAATATTGGATATGTTCCTAAATCCAGAACTTCATCTAGAGCAAACATATCATTTTTTGTTGATATTTCAGAATATACTACAAAACCAGAAACTATAACTCTTAATAAAGGTATAGTATGTTCAACAATTGCATTTGGAAATGAAAATTACACTTTTTCAATTTTAGATGATAAAACTGTTCAAGTAATCGATAATATTGCTTCTTTTGATAATATTGACGTTTATGAAGGAAATTATATAACAACAAATTTTATTATTAATTCTTTTGATCCAAATCAAAGATTTATTCTTCCAAATTCTTTAATTGATTCATCATCAATTCAAATAACAGTAAAACCATCACAATTATCTGATATAAGTAGAAAATATAGACAAACAAATAATTTATTTGATATAAATTCAGAATCTCCAATTTTCTTTATACAAGAAATTGAAGATGAAAGATATGAAATAATTTTTGGAGATGGTGTATTTGGAAAAAAATTAGAAGATTCTAATTATATTGAAGTCTCATATCTTGTATCAAATGGGGAGTCTTCAAACGGAATATCTTTATTTAATTTTAGTGGCAAATTAACTTCATCTAGAGAAGGAGTTTCTATTGTTTCTGGTATTTCTTTAGTTACAACAAATCAATCATCATTTTCTGGAAAAAATATTGAAAGCGTAGAGTCTATTAAAAAGTACGCCCCAAGAATTTACTCATCACAAAATAGAGCAGTAACTTCTAAAGATTATGAATCTATCATTCCAATTGTTTATCCAGAAACAGAATCAATTTCAGTTTTTGGCGGAGAAGAATTAAGTCCACCACAGTTTGGAAAGGTTTATGTTTGCGTAAAACCAACAAATGGTGCATATCTTTCAAATTTAATTAAAGATAATATTAAAAGAGAAATTAAAAAATATTCTGTTGCAGGAATTGTTTTAGAAATTATTGATTTAAAATATCTTTATTTAGAAATATCAATTAACGCATATTATAATACTAATTTAGCAAAATCAACTAATGCAATATCATCAATCATATCTAATAACGTTGATAGATATTCAAATTCAACTGAATTAAATAAATTTGGAGCAAGATTTAAATATAGTAAATTTTTAAAAATAATTGATGATAGTAGTGATGCAGTAACCTCAAATATTACTACAGTAGTTATGAGAAGAGATCTGAAGGCAATACTAAACAGTTTTGCTGAATATGAAATTTGTTTTGGTAACCGTTTTCATATTAAAAATGAAAATGGTTATAACATAAAATCTTCTGGTTTCAATGTGAGCGGAATCATTGGTACAGTATTTATTTCAGATATACCAAATTTAGATAAAAAAACCGGATCAATTTTTCTATTTAAATTGAATTCACCAACACAACCAGAAATTGTTAAAAAATCCGCAGGAACAATTGACTATATTAAAGGAGAGATTAATCTTTTTCCTATAAATATAACAAGAACATCTATAAATAACGAATTGTCGTTAATAGAAATTTCAGCATCTCCATATTCAAACGATGTAATAGGGCTCCAAGATTTGTATTTACAATTAGATATGACTAAAACAGTAATTAATATAAAACCAGATAATATTTCTTCTGGATATGATACATCAGGATTAAATTACATTGTTTCTTCAAGTTATGTAAATGGAAACCTAGTTCGTTCTGGTGGCAACCTCAACGAAATATCTCAAAATGGCGTAAACACAATATCCGCATCTACATCAAGTTCTAGTTTTGAAGGTGATTTATCACCTAGCCAATCACCTAGACAATCACCTAACCTATCATCTAGTTCATCATCTAGTTCATCATATTACTAAAAATAAAATAATAAAATGACGGAAAAAAGAGTACAAATTCAAGATATTATTGAATACCAACTTCCTACATTTGTTAGAGAAGATTTTCCATTAATTGCAGAATTTTTAAAACAATATTACATCTCCCAAGAAAGTCCTGGATCTTCTACAGATTTAATTCAAAACATTGACCAATATTTAAAATTAGAATCACTAACAAATGATTCAGAGTATACCGAACTGTCTACAGATATATCTTTTACTGATACTACAATTAATACTAAATTTGATTTTCAATCTAAAATTTTTGGTACGTACAAATTTCCAGAAAAATATGGATTGATAAAAATTGATGATGAAATTATTCTTTATACTGAAAAAAATGATAATTCTTTTTTAGGATGTATAAGAGGTTTTAGTGGAGTAACTTCTTATGCAAGTTTAAATTCAACAGATAGTTTAACTTTTTCAGTATCTGAGATTGCAGAACACTCTGAAAATACTAAAATTATAAATCTTAGTTCTCTTTTCTTAAAACAATTTTTATCAAAAATTAAGTATCAAATTACTCCTGGATTTGAAGATAGAGAATTTAACTCCAATATAAACTCTAGACTTTTTATATCAAGATCAAAAGATTTTTACCAAACAAAAGGTACTGATTATTCTTTTAAAATTTTATTTGGTGCTCTATATGGTGAAAATGTAGAAGTAATAAAACCAAAAGACAATCTTTTCAGACCTTCAGATTCCCAATATAGAGTTACTAAAGATTTAGTTGTAGAAGCAATATCAGGGAATCCACTTGAATTGCTCAATCAGACACTATTTCAAAATGAATATCAAAACTATGGAATACAAAAAGCATATGCTGCGATTACAAATGTAGAAAAACTTTTAAATGATGAAAAAGAATATTATAAACTAAGTGTGGATTTTGATTATTCTAAAGATATCACTCTAGATGGTAGTATATTTGGGGAATTTTCTTCCCATCCAAAAACTAAGGTAATTAATCAATATAATTTAAAATCTTTTATTGTAAATGTAGTACCAAACCCAACAACTCCTCCACCAAATAATGTTTTTGTAATTGATGGTACGATACAAAAAGAATTAACTTTAGTAAAAGGAAATACATATAGATTTGACGTATCAAATTCTTCTAACACAGGACATCCATTTATATTTCAAACAAAATCCGGAAATACTATTTCTTCAACACATTATTCAATAACATTAAATGGAATTTCTGGTCAATCGGGATCTTTTATTGACTTTACTATCAATTCAACTTCCCCAAACGAAACAATACAATATAATTGTTCCAATCATAATGGAATGGGAGCAAATCTCAATATATCTGATAGTTTTATTGATGAAGTAAATGTTCTTGATGTTGATTCAACAATTGGATTTCCCAATTCTGGCGAACTTGCAGTAACATATTCTTCTGGATTGACTGGTGTTATTTCATATTCTTCAAAATCTATAAACCAATTTTTCAATATTTCTAATATTACATCAAGTATAAATCCAAAAGAAGATGTGAGGTTAAATGCTTATGCATATGGTTATGTTGGATTTGGTACCAAAAATAGAGTAGATGTGAGAATTAGTAATGTTCTTTCAAAACTTTCAATTAAAGATGATACTTACTACTACTCCAGAAATGATACTGCTACAATAAAATCTCTTGGGATCACAACTTCAAGTCCTTTAGTTGATAGTTGGATTTATAATTTATCAACAAAATTTGATGTTAGAACTATTGAAAAAATTAGTGGAATTAGTTTTAATGGATCAGATTTTTCCTACAAATTATCGACTAATGTCAAAAATAATTTTAAAGTTGGAGATAACTTAACTCTCAACAATTCTATTTCTATATCTAAAGATTGTTTTATTAGTAATATTATTGATGCATTTAATTTTACAATAAAAGGTCAAGGAAATATTAATATTAATCAATTATTTTTTAATGTACAAAGAAAAATTTTAAAACCACAAATTAATTTCAATTCCTCTAAGTATTCATATTTGTCTGAGTATACTGCGGATGTTCAAAATACTTATGTCAAATTTAATCAAGATCTTTTAGTTGCATCATCTTCAATTCCAAATTATTACAATCAAGCACTGAGTTTCTATGATAGAAAAATAATTTTAGATGGAAGTTATAGTGGAGAAATATTTACAATTTCAAATATTCCTGATCATGGATATTACACTGGAGATGCAGTTTATTATAGTCCAAATACAATAAAAACTATTGTGGACGAAAGTAATGTCACATCCACAAGCAAATTTGAAAATTTACAATCTGGAGTTTATTATATAAAAAGAATAAATTCAAATCAATTTAAACTAGCATCAAATCAATCTGACATTAGTAACAATATTTTCATATCTGTTTCTGGTATTGTAACATCAAATACTTTAGAATACTCTGATTTTTATGGTAAAGTTGTTCAACATCAAAATTTATTTAGAGAAGTTAAACTTCCGATAAATGAAAGTAAAAATTATTTAACAAGCCCAGGAAAAACTGGAGTATTAATTAATGGCGTAGAAATTTTAAATTACAAATCAAATGATACAATTTATTATGGAAAAATAAAAAATCTTGAGATACTATCTAGTGGTAATGATTACGATATTATCAATCCACCAAATTTAACGATATCGGATAATGTAGGATATGGTGCTTCTGCAGCATGTTCGATAAAGGGATCATTAAAAAGAATTGATATCATTGATTCTGGATTTGACTATGTATCAATACCAATTGTTACAATAGAAGGTGGAAATGGTTTTGGTGCAAAAGTAGATGTTAACACTTCTTTTATAGATCACTCAGTATCATTTAATGCCACACAAAATTCTTCTTTTGTAAATTTAGCAAATAATACAATAGGATTTTCAACATTTCATAAATTTAGAAATGTAGAAAAAATAATTTATAAAACAGATAAACAACCTGCAATTTCTGGACTTTCCACAGATTCAATTTATTATGTCAAAACAATCAATTCATCAACTATTTCACTTTATAATACAGAAGCAGATGTAATTTCAGGTTTAAATACAATATCATTTTCATCGTATGGAACTGGTGTGCACAGATTACAATCTTTTGAGAAAAAACAAATCATATCAAATATTTCTGTAGTAAATTCTGGTTTCAATTATCAAAATAAAAAAAGAGTAACTTCATACTTAGGAATTAATACTGCATCAGATCAAATTAATATTGATAACCACCAATATGAATCTGAAGAAATTGTCCAATATTTATTTGACACATCTTCAATTTCTGGTCTTAGTTCATCTATTTCATATATTGTCACTAAAATAGATAATGATAATTTTAAACTTTCAAATGTAGGATTAGGCTCCACATCAAAATTATTTTATTATAATACCAATCAATATATTGATTTAAAATCAACCGGATCTGGAAACCATTATTTTAATTATGAACCAATTACTGTAAATATAAACGGTGAAATTGGTGTATCTACTTTTTCTGGACAAGATTTTTCTGCAAAAATTCAACCAATTTTTAGAGGTTCTATTGAATCTGCTCAAATAATAAACCATGGGGTTGGGTATGGATCTTCAGAAATTTTAAATTACAATAAACAACCCATTTTTACTTTATCTAGTGGATCATCAGCGGAACTCCTTCCGATTATTAACAACGGAAGAATAATTGAAGTTTTAGTAACTAATGAAGGAAGTGGATACAATTCTCCACCAGAATTGGTTGTTTTTGGATCTGGAAGATATGCAAAATTAATTCCGATTATCGTAGATGGAAAAATTAAATCAGTTATAATCAATTCTCCTGGAATTGGATATTCTAATGAAACCACTGTAAATGTTATCTCTAGTGGAAGTGGAGCATTATTTTATGCAGATATTCAAAGATGGACAGTTAATTTATTTGAAAAATATTTAAACATTATTTCAGACGATGATGGAATTTTGTGCAATGCATTAAATGATGATTTTGGTATTCAATATTCACATCTTTATGCACCAAGAAAATTAAGAGAATCAATATATGGAAAAGGTCAAAATGGGGAAATAAAATATGGAGTGTTTGATTTACAAAAATTAAATCAAGAAGAAATAGAATCGCAGTATCATTCCCCAATTATTGGATGGGCATATGATGGTAATCCAATTTATGGTCCATATGGACTAACAGAAAAAACTAAAGGAAGTGCTCGTTTAATGAAATCTGGGTATGAATTAAAAATTCATACTGATAGACCACCAACATTACAATATCCACTTGGATTTTTTGTTGAAGATTATGAATTTAATAATTCTGGAGATTTAGATGAATTTAATGGACGATTTTGTGTAACTCCAGATTATCCAAATGGAATTTATGCTTATTTTGCAACTATTTCACAAGATACTGTTAAAAACTCTTCAACATTTAACAAATATAAAATTCCAACTTTTCCATATTTAATTGGAAATTCATTCAAATCTAAACCAAATCAATTTAATTTTGAAAGAACATCTAACCAATCATTATATGATATCAGTTCCTTAGGATGGTTTAGAAATACAACTCCATATAATTTGTCTGAAAAAAATTCAAATTATGATTTTTTATTACAACCAAATAAAATAAAAGCACAAACAATTAATATTGATGCAGTATCTAAAGGAAATATTACTTCTATTGGAATAGTAACTGGAGGATTTGGATATCAAGTAAATGATTCTATTATTTTTAATGATCAGCAAGGATCACAAAAAGCAAAAGCAAAAGTATCAAGAGTTTTAGGAAAATCTGTAACAAATATTAGTGTTGCATCTACAACTATATCTGGGTTGGAGATTTTTCCTTTCAATTCAAGTAATGAATATATTGCAATTTCAACTCTTCCCCATAAGTTTTCTAACAATGATTTAATTTCTCTTTCTGGATTTAGTACATCGGTAAATCATTTGCAGAATAGTTTTAATATTGGAGTGAGAAGTGAAAGATTAATTTTAAATATAGGAATTAATACTAGTGGAAATACTGGAATTGTCACTTATTTAAGTGTATTGGAAAATTTAAGTGATGATATATCAAAAATAAGGGAAAATGATATTCTTTCTTTAAATAATGAAAAAGTAAAAGTACT